GAGATCTTCATCGCGGGCACGGGCGGGTGTTCAGACGAATTGATAGTCTGATGAATCTGGCGAGCGGCAGAGGGCGGATCGTCAAAACCGAGGTCTCGGAGAATTCCGATTGTCTCATCTAAACTCTGCTCCTCAGAGATAGTCTGCAACGGAGGCAGACTAGCCTGGGAGTGAGATGAGGTCGAAAGACGGAAACGAACATTCGGCGGGTTCATAAAGCCTGTTTGGTCAAGATTAGTATCAAAACCAGATAGGGCCGTACGAGTACCGGCTACGAAGTTCGGATTCCTCTTCTGATTTTCACTACCCTGGAGCATCGAGCCCAAGATCGGATCTGGTGAGACACCAGAAATCTGAGTTGGGGGATACTCGAGGTATTGATTGTCGAGAAGATCGAATAGGAGAGATCGCTTTTGACGGTCTAACGGATTCAGGTGGTCGAGGAGAGACTCACCCATCATCTGAGAGACATCGATGTTTAGCCGATCGGTTGCAGCAGAATAGTCGCCAGAGGCCAGGCCAATGCCTTGGCCAGCGAGTACTCCGAACCGGAGGGAGAACTCAGCGTGCAGTGTGATGAGATCGTCCAACTCATAAGCTGTGAGGGTCTTTCCAATGAATTTAAAAGGAGAGAACTTCTTCAGGTATGAGTGGATGGCACGTTGAGCCACGGTGGCAAAGAAGGAACGGAGACCATTCATGGCAGTAATCATACGTACCTTGAGTGGTTCGCGAATAGCGACAACTTTGCACCAGGGGAAAAACTCCGACCGGGCTTCCTGGAGGTCAATTGGGCGATCAATGTGGCCCAAGCCTCCTCGGCTAAGTACCTCCATGACAGACGAGATCCAGGTTGGTCGTCTGAAAGGAGGTAGGGTGAAGAAGAGATCCTTCAAAGCGGACACCACATGGAAATGATTGAAATCACGAGCGTAAAGTTGGAGGAGAACCTCCCACTCATGGGCAGAAGGAACGTAGTCGGAGTAATCCGTGACTACCTTCTGATTTCGATCGAGGAACATGCGGCTAAGTCCGGGGATCCAATCTCGCGCAATGTCAAGGGTAACAGTGACAAAGGGAGCATCTTCATTTGCAGAGAGGGAGAAGTCTGGAAATTTAAACAGGAACTGTCGAACCTCCGCGCGAGAACCTCCATGTAGGCGACCAAAGGAGTTGGAGGCGGACAAGGAGACTTCGGCGTCACGGAGGGCTGAGGAGAGTCGGGGGATTTGAAATCCACGGAGGACTCGGTCAGTAAACGAACGAATTTCTGAAAGATCCAGAGAAGGATGTGGTGGAGGCGGCGAGCTCAAGGTCTCGGCGTGCTTTTGATAGGCAGCCTT